GTTGTAGCTAGAGATGCTGGTGATTGGAGTTACAGTTCTACTGAGAAGGTGTACAAGGGATCTCAGGCTGTTGTTGTTGACAAAGATGTTGACAGAGTTGTAGGCGATTGTGGGCAATTTCTTATTCGTAACTCAAATGTAGGACTTTATGTTTACGGTTTTCTTGTAGCTGCTTCAATGGTTAACACTGATGCATGGTATGTAAGGATCTCTCGGAAGGTTTTAGAAGACTTGTTAGCCAAAGCTAAGTCTGAAGCATCTGTTTTACCAGTTTGTGCAACTGGTGTTTTTAACATGCCTGACTTGCATGCTCCTCATCCAAAATGTCGTTTTAATTACATGGTTGGTGGATTCGGAGTCTATCTTGGTGCCACACGTGGTGCTCGTCAGCGTGTGAAAGTACAAGTTCGTAAATCTCTTTTGAGTACTAGAGCACAAGAAGTGTTTTGGCCAACTGACCATCATGTACCTATTATCAAACGTGGGTATGTTGATGGTGAGTGGCGTGATTACACTCAGAGTTCATTTTTGCGTTTTGCTCCCCCTTCTGCAGTCGATGTTAGATGTTTGAGCGCTAGCTCAGCCGCTTATGTTGGTGACATTACTAAGAATCTTGACGCATCTGTTTTAGGAGTTTTATCCACCGATGAAGCTCTTAATGGTGTGTTAGGTGTTGAGTATTTGAACCCACTTCCTTGGTCTACAGGGAGTGGATTCCAGAAACCTGGACCCAAAACACTCTACACGGAGTATGTGGACACTTTAGATCACAACAATCATCGTCGTAAACTTATTCCGGAGTGTCAGTTAGAGTTAGAAGAAGTTGAGAAGTTGGCCTTATGTGATTTAGCTCCCTTTATGGTTTTTAATCTTCATGTGAAGGCCGAAGAGCCTATTAGCACTAAGAACAGAGATCGTGGGAAGATTAGAACTTATTGTGGTGGTCCGCTCATTTTAAATGCTTTATTACGAAAGTATTATGGTACACTATTGAAGTATGCATGTGAGCATTCTGAGTTTGAGACCTGCGTTGGTATTAATGTTCACTCTCGTCAGTGGACGAAATTAGCTCAGGATCTTCAAGAACACCCTTTGTACTTTGATGGTGATTTCTCCCAATTTGACAATCGTATCACTAAGACTTTGTTGATGTATGCGTTTTGGTGTCTTATTGAAGTGGCAAAGATTTCTGGTAAGTACTCTGATGATCACATTAAAATCATGTGTGTTTTAGCTCAAAGCGTTATTTATCATATCATTAACTTTGATGGTGATTTGTTGAATCCAGCTCGTGGTCATCCTTCAGGACACGCTCTTACAACTTTGATCAATGGGATCATTAACAGTTTACTGATGCGTTGTTGCTACATTTCCTGTGGTTTAAACGTAGAGCATTTTCAGATTCATGTTTGTTTCCGTTCATTCGGTGATGATGGTACATGTAGTGTTTCTAAGGAAGCTGGTGTTAGTTTCCATTTCAATTCTGTGGCTGAGGCTATGGAACGATTTGGTATGAAATACACGCCAGCTGAGAAGACTGACACTTCTAGCTTCTTTATGAAATTTGAGGATATTTCTTTCTTGAAGCGTAAATTTGTTCCCGATGGTTATGGTGGTTATTATGCTCCTTTGGACAAAACTTCCATGATCAAATCTTTGTGCTTTATCAATACCAAGTGTGGTTTAGATGATGAAACACATGCACATGTCGTTCTAG